CCCGCCCCCGCCCCCGCCCCCGGCCCCGGCTCCGGCTCCGGCTCCAGCCCCCAAAAAGACGGAGGAGCCCGAACCCATGCCGATGGATGCGAACTCCTCTTTGGGTTCCGACCCCGCTGTCTCCATTCAGGACATCCGGACTCTCCTGGCAAGTAAGGTGGACAATCACCGCGAAGCCATCCGGGCAAAGCTTACTGAGCTGGGGGCAAGGAATGTGACGGGACTGGATGCCCGAAACTATGACGCGTTCTACGAATTCCTCAAAGATCTTGCATAATGGGAGCCCCGAATCATTCATCTCGTAAGCACGCCATGCTTTCGGCATCAAAGGCAGATCGGTGGATCAACTGCACCCCCAGTGCCAGACTGGAGGAAAAAGTTGAAGAAACCGGCAAGCCTTCAAAGTATGCTGAAGAGGGTACTCTGGCTCACGAGATGGCAGAATGTTACCTCCGAGCGAGGTTCCGCATAACGCCTGTTGACGTTACGTCTACTGAACTCCGGAAGCTGAAGAAGAGTGACCTCTACACTGAAGCCATGGATGAGCCCGTAATGGCTTATTGCCAGTATGTAACGGACCAATATACGGAAACTCTGCGGAAAACCAAAGACGCACTCATTCTTCTGGAGGAGCGACTGGATTTCTCGGCTTGGGTCGAACAAGGATTCGGCACTGGAGACGCTTGTATTATCGCTGACGGGGTCCTGGAGATCATAGACCTCAAGTTTGGCACTGGCGTTCCGGTTTTCGCTGAGAACAACGCTCAGTTGATGTTGTATGCTCTCGGGGCTTTGTCCAAATTCGAGATGGTCTACGACATCAACATGGTGAAGTTGACTATCGTCCAGCCCCGACAGGAGCGGATCTCATCATGGGAGATTACTTCCGAGGACCTCTACAAATGGGGTGAGGAAGTAGTGAAGCCCAAAGCAGCTCTCGCTTACTCCGGAGATGGTGAACTCCAAGTCGGACACTGGTGCAGGTGGTGCAGAGTCAAAGCTTTGTGCCGCAAAATGGCAGATCACAATCTCGGCTTGGCCAAACACGAGTTCAAAGAACCTGAACTCCTGACCACTGAGGAGCTCGCTCAGATTTTTGAGCAAGCCCCCATGCTTCAAGATTGGGTAAATGCTGTATCTGAGCACCTACTCTCCAAAGCCATCTCGGGCGAGAAGGTACCGGGATATAAGGTAGTCGAAGGAAGGTCAATGCGAAAATGGATTGACGAGAATGCAGTCCAAGAAGTTCTTACCGCATGCGACTACACCCCGGAACAATTCCAAGTTGTCAAACTGGCTGGGATCCCGGCCATCGAGAAGCTCCTCAAAAAGGACTTCGATTCACTGGTCGGAGACCTCGTCATCAAGGCTCCGGGCAAACCCACTTTAGTCCCCGAGTCTGACAAGCGTCCGGCAATGGGCATCGAACAAGCAAAACTCGATTTTTCTAATAACTAAACTTCACAATCATGAGTGCAACAACCAAAGTAGTAACCGGTAAAGTCCGGTTCAGTTACGCCAACGTATGGGAACCCCGTGCAATGGAGGGTTCCGACCGAGCAAAATACTCGGTGTCCATCCTCATCCAGAAGACTGACTCGGCAACTCTTTCTCGGGTCAAAGATGCCATCAACACGGCTCTGAAAGAAGGTGTCGCCAAACTGGGTGGCAAGATTCCTCCCACGTGGAAGAATCCTCTCCGGGACGGGGACACCGAAAGACCGGACAACCCGGAGTATGCTGGGTGCATGTTCGTCAATGCCAACTCGGACAATCGTCCTGGCATCGTGGACGCCAACCTCAACCCCATCATCGAAAAAGAGGACTTCTACTCCGGATGCTATGGCCGGGCGTCGATCAATTTCTACGTCTTCAACACGAATGGCAACAAAGGCGTTGCTTGCGGGCTGAACAACCTCCAGAAGTTGGCTGACGGAGAACGTCTCTCCGGGGGTTCTTCGGCAGAAGAAGACTTCGGCCAGAATCCGTGGGAAGACGACCTCATGTAGGTTGGTATGCTGGGTCTTATTCGGGATTAGGGGTTCGAATCCCCGCCCAGCAACAAATTTAACAATAATTAACATGCCGAGACGCTTATATCTCGATACAGAGACATATAGCCCGGAGGACATTAAATCCACGGGCGCCTACAAATACATAGAGTCGGGGGGCTTCCAACTCCTTATAGTGTCTTTCGCCTTTGACATCTCTCCCGTTCAGGTGATTGATCTGGCCAAAGGAGAGGAGCTCCCCGATTATTTCGTTTCTGCTTTAACTGACCCGGAGATCGAGAAATGGGCGCATAACGCCGTATTTGAGAGACTCGTATTTAAGCGCATAGGACTACCTATACCAGCTGATCAATTGTATTGCTCAATGACCAAAGCAGCCTATTGCGGACTGCCTTTGGCTCTGGATGAACTCTCCAAAGCGTTAGTCCTCGGGGAGCACGGGAAGAAGTCAACAGGTAAAGCGTTGATCCGGTTTTTCTGCTCCCCGTGCAAGCCAACTAAGTCCAACGGAATGCGGACCAGAAACATGCCAGACGACGACCCCGACAAGTGGGACGAGTTCAAGGTGTATGCTGAGTATGACGTTATTGCCGAACGCGAGATAGTGGAACAGCTGGACCAATTCCCATTCCCGGAGTTCGAACGCAGGAACTACCTCGTAGACCAGACCATTAATGACCGGGGCATCTTGATTGATCTCGACATGGCCGGAAACGCCATCTCTTTTGATGAGGTATACACGGAGGAGATGACCGACCGGATGAAGGAGCTAACCGGGCTGGACAATCCTAACAGTTTAGCTCAGCTCAAGACGTGGCTCAAAACCAACTTCGGACTCGAGTTCCCAGCACTTGGCAAACCTGAGATTCTGGAATATTTGAAAAACACCCCCGATGCTCCCGACTTGGTCAAAGAGGTTCTCGGGGGCCGACTTGCCTTGTCAAAGACTTCTACTAAGAAGTATATTGCTATGCTCAATTGCGCTGCCAAAGACCAGAGAGCTCATGGACTATTCCAGTTTTATGGAGCCAACAGAACGGGGCGTTGGTCGAGTCGAATGATTCAGCTCCAGAATCTTCCCCAGAATCACATGAAGGATTTGGACCTCGCCAGAAGCATGGTAGAGAAAGGAGACTACGACCTTATCGAGATGTGTTACGGCAATATCCCGAATGTTTTGTCCGAGCTCATCCGAACAGCCTTCATAGCCCCGGAGGGAAAAATGTTTGCAGTAGCCGACTTTAGTGCTATTGAGGCCCGAGTCCTGTCCTGGTTAGCTCAGGAGAAATGGCGACTCGACGTCTTCAACACTCATGGCAAGATATATGAGGCATCAGCATCACTCATGTTTGGGGTCCCGATTGAGCAGGTTACTAAAGGATCGGACCTCAGACAACGGGGTAAGACGGCAGAATTGGCACTCGGATATGAAGGATCGGTCAACGCAATGGAGAAAATGGACAAGGAGAAGAAGCTGTCCAAAAAAGAAATGTACTCCATCGTAGCTCTTTGGCGTCGAGCCAATCCTAAAATTGTTGAGTTTTGGGCGGAGGTGAACGAGAAGGCCATTGAGTGCGTTCAGACCAGAAAAAACAAGAAGGTAAGTTGTCTCGTCTTTGAACATGACGGGACCAACTTGACGATAGCTCTCCCAGCTGGGAGGAAATTATACTACAGAAACCCCCGTGTGAGACCCAACAGGTTCGGGCAGACTGGCATTGTCTACGACGGCATGGTCCAGTCAGTAGGATGGACTGAGGTAGAGACTTACGGGGGCAAACTGGTGGAGAACATAGTCCAGGCAATCTCCCGGGATCTTCTCGCCGAAGCAATGTACAGACTAAGCATTATGAAAGACTTCGAAATAGTAATGCACGTCCATGATGAAGCCATTGCAGAGGTAGATGAGGACCGAGCCGGGGATTGTCTGGAAACTATGTGTAGAGTTATGGGGGAGGATCTTCCTTGGCTGAATTGCTTGCCAATGGGATTGCCTCTCAAAGCAGACGGATACGTTACTAAATTTTATAAGAAAGACTAATGACACACGACGGGGAACTTGATATTGCAATCGGTCTGAGCGCAAGATCGAAAGTATGGAGCAACAAGAAACTGAAATGGTCTGAATTGGTCAGTCGACTCGGGGAGGAGAACAAAACCACTGAAACATTCAAGGAATTTGTTTCTGCAAGCAAGGAGGACCAACTCAAAATAAAGGACGTAGGTGGATACGTCGGGGGTTATCTGAGAGGAGGCAAAAGAAGCCCGGCTAATGTGGTCCACAGACAGTTGATGACACTCGACTTGGACTTTGCCCACAAAGACCTCTGGGATGACTTCACTCTCCAGTTTGACAATGCAGCTGTTCTGCACGGGACTCACAAACACTCGGATGTGTCTCCCCGGTACAGACTAATAATGCCACTGAGCAGAGAAGTCACGGCTGATGAGTATGTGGCCATAAGCCGAAAAATTGCCGGAATAATCGGCATAGATCTTTTCGACAATTCAACCTTCGAGACTAACAGACTCATGTTCTGGCCTTCTACGCCGAAGGACATGGACTACTACTTTAAAGTTCAGGACGGCCCATGGATTGATGCTGATGAGATACTTAGCTCCTATGCTGACTGGAGGGACTCATCACTTTGGCCAACAGCTTCATCCCGTTTTGAAGCTGTAGATCGAGCTGTCAAGAAGCAGGAGGACCCAACAGTAAAGAGGGGGCTCATTGGAGCGTTCTGTAGGACTTACTCCATCCCAGAAGCAATAGAGACCTTTCTCCCCGACACATATGTCCCGTCAGCATTGGGGGATCGATACACTTACACAAAAGGCAGTGCCTCAGCTGGTCTGATAGTGTATGAGGACAAGTTCGCCTATTCCCATCACGGAACTGACCCGTGTGGGGGTAAACTTTGCAATGCGTTTGACCTGGTCCGTATACACAAATTCGGCCACCTTGACGACAAGGTCAAGGATCCCTCATCGAAGTTGCCAAGCGTGTCAGCAATGGAGGAGTTCGTACGCAACGACCCCGACACAAAGACTACCATCGCCAACGACCACATTAACAGTGCCAAGTACGAGTTTGCCGATCCGGAGCATGACAGGACCCAGGAGGAAGTCGTCGAGAAGGAGGTTGACCCAGAGGCTGAGAGTGTGGAGTGGATGAAGGAGTTGGAGGTTGACATTCGGGGAGCATATCTCTCGTCAGACGCCAATCTCAACCTCATATTTGCAAACGACCCCCGATTCAAAAGACTGTTCAGACAGAATGACTTTGACGGGAAGAGGTACGTTTTCGGGAATCTCCCGTGGCGTCGGGTTGTTAAGCCGGAGCCGGTCAAGAACGTAGACTATTCCGGAGTCAGGAACTATTTGGGTTGCGTATATGGCATAACGTCCTCGCTCAAAATAGATGATGCCATGGCTCTGGAGTTTGAAAGAAACCATTTCCACCCAATTCTGGACTACCTCAATGGTCTCAAATGGGACGGGGCCCAACGGGTAGACAAACTCCTGATCGACTACATGGGAGCTGAAGACAACATTTACTCCCGAGAAGCCATACGCAAGATGCTGGTTGGAGCAGTTGCTCGAGTTATGAACCCGGGAGTCAAATTCGACCTTGTGCTAATGCTCGTAGGACCCCAAGGATCCGGCAAAAGTACGTTTATCAAAAAATTGGGAAAATCCTGGTTTAGTGACACATTTCTGACAGTACAAGGAAAAGAGGCTCTCGAGCAGATTCAGGGGGCATGGCTTATCGAAATAGCTGAGCTTTCCGGACTTCGCAAAGCGGAGGTTGAGTCAGTGAAGCATTTCATATCTAAGTCCGAAGATTCATTCCGACCAGCATATGCCAGAACTTCTGAGATATACCCCCGGCAATGTGTCTTCTTTGGCACCACCAACGACAGTGAATTCCTGAGAGACCCCACTGGCAACAGACGCTTCATGCCAGTGGACGTGGTCCCCAACAATGCCAAAAAAGACGTGTTCATGGAACTGGACGACGAGATAGACCAGATATGGGCTGAGGCAGTTGTCCTGTACAAATCCAAGGAGAAACTCTACTTGAGTCATGAAGCTGAACAGATAGCCAAAAACGAGCAAAGCTCACACAGCGAGTCGGATGAACGGAAAGGCATCGTTGAGGCTTACCTGGACAGGAAGCTCCCGGATAACTGGGACTCAATGGATCTATACCAGAGGAGGGACTTCCTGGTCGACGAGCTAAACCCGAAAGGCACCACCCCCCGAGATTACGTGTGTGTTGCTGAGATATGGTGCGAATGTCTCGGCCGGAACAGAGAAGACATGGACCGGTATAAGACCCGAGAAATCAATGACTTGTTGAAGAGCATGCCCGAATGGGAACCGTGCAAGTCTACTAAAAATTTCCCCATTTATGGAAAGCAAAAATACTACGTGCGAAAACTCGATTGAGAAACGACTCGTCACTGAGGTGGAGAGAGTTGGTGGCTGGTGTTTGAAACTCCCCGCAATTCACAATGCTGGTCTCCCCGACCGGCTCTGTCTGTTCCCCGGTGGCGAAGTCGTTTTCGTTGAGTTGAAAGCATTCGGCAAAAAGCCCCGAAAAATACAGACATTAATGCACCAGAAACTGAAAGCAATGGGCTTTCGAGTCGAGGTGATAGACACGACCATGGGTTGTAAAATGTTAGCATTGGAATATGACCGAAAATGATCTCCATCAATACCAGCTACAAGCTGTTGACCACATAATAAGCCATACGCACTGTGCTCTGTTCCTGGACATGGGGTTGGGTAAAACAGTGTCTACTTTGACCGCCATCAACGAGCTCATGTTTAAAGAGGTAGAGGTCCGACGAGTATTAGTCATAGCCCCCAAAAGAGTAGCCGAATCAGTCTGGACCCAGGAGGTCGAGAAATGGGACCACTTGAAGCACATTAAAGTGTCTCGCATCATCGGATCAGAACGTCAACGTCGGGAGGCTCTTGCCAGGAAGGCAGACGTATATACCATCGGGAGAGACAACGTGGCTTGGCTATGTGGGCTCTACGGGGGATCCTGCCTCCCATTCGATATGGTGGTAATTGACGAGCTCAGCAGCTTCAAGAACCCCAAATCTATCCGGTTCAAAGCTCTCAAGCACGTTCAGGCTTCACTTTCCCGAGTAGTAGGTTTGACCGGTACTCCAGCACCTAACGGACTCATGGACCTTTGGGCCCAAATGTACCTCCTGGACCGGGGAGAGCGTTTGGGTAAATACATATCCCACTACCGGGACAACTACTTCAAGCCTGGCCGTCGAAACGGACACATTGTGTATTCGTATGACATATCCAAGGAAAACCAGGAGCGGATATACTCGAAGATCGGGGACATCTGTATGAGCATGAAAGCTAAAGACTATCTCGACCTCCCGGAGCGTATCGACAACATAGTCGAAATCCAGATGCCCCCGGAAATCCAAAAAGCTTACGACTCCTTCGAGGAGGAGCAAGTTCTCAGCATGATCGATCAGCTCGGGGACGCCGTAGAGATCCCAGCTGTCAATGCAGCGGCTTTGTCCACGAAACTCCTTCAGTTTGCCAATGGAGCAGTGTACGATGAACACAGAGTGGCTCATGAGGTGCACACGTTAAAGATAGAAGCTACGAAAGAACTCATTGAGGACGCCGGGGGACAGTCGGTCCTCATAGGTTGGACATTCCAGCATGACCGAGATCGGCTCATGGAGGCTCTGGCCAAATACAAACCCCGGGAACTCAAAACTGAGAAGGACATTGTCGACTGGAATGCTGGCAAAATTCAGGTTCTTTTGATGCACCCGGCTTCCGGGGGTCACGGGCTTAACCTCCAAGCAGGAGGACACCGCATCATATGGTTTGGACAGACATATTCTCTCGAGCTGGAACAGCAGTTCAATGCCCGACTTGACCGACAAGGACAGAAGAATGTCGTGATAGTCAATAAACTGGTATGTTCGAAGACAGTGGACCAGGACGTCATACGAGCTCAGAAAGCGAAGACCCGGGGACAGGATGCTCTCATGGAAGCTGTAAAAGCGAGGGTCGAAAAATATCTGAAAAAATATCGCAAAACATCGTAGTATTTGTCGAAGAAGTATTATATTTGTACTACAAACAAAACGATAACACTATGAACTACGAAAACAAACACCGAATCGAAAATCTGGCAAAAGCCGCTTGTCCTAACAACAAAACGGTCTTTGTCATATTCCGGAGCAACGAGAACAAGTTATCCGACCGTCCTAACGCTTTCATAGTAACTGTCGGGAAGAAAGGCTATACCTCAGTTAGACAGTCGAATTACTGGGCAGTAGACACAGTCAACTCCTGCAAAGACTATTCGGATCAGGAAATCGCCCAGATCCTGAACACGATAACCAAAGACCTCGAGTCCCTCCGGTTCTTCTGCTGCCCGGATGCTAAATTGGTAAATTATAAAGGCGAAGAAGTAGAGGTTTAGCCTCTACTTTTCTTCCGTTTTATCGTAGTAATAAAAATAATTTTCGTATATTTGTACTACAAACAAAAGAACAATGAAACGATATTACTACGAATTAATGGACGAGGATTACAATAGCTACGAAGCAGCTATCCCCGACGGAAGAATCAAAGCCAGAGCCATTGCTCAAGCAAGACGAGCCATGAAGGACTTGGGAATCAAAAGGGCTCTTCTGGCAGTTAATAGCATGAAAACTTCCAACATATTGGACATAATCACAGTCGAACTGGATTGAAATATTTTCAATTTTTCTGGTGAAAAATTTTTTTAATTGAACATTTTTTCTTACTTTTACACTACACTTAACAACTAAACACTATGGAAAAATTCATTGAAAAGTACAAAGGCTACAGCACGAAGGTTCTTCAGAAGCTGGCAAAGGTTAAGACGGGCGATGAGCTCGACGTTATCAACTCCATCCTCGCATCGAGAGGAGCATCTCAGGAGCATCCGGCAGAGGAAGGCGCTGTCTACAACGCTACCGAAACGGAAGAATACAAAGCCGAAAACGGCATCAAGGAGAACGACGAAGTCGCCGAGGAGAAGCCGAAGAAGGCTCGCAAAGCAAAGACCCCGAAGGAGCCCAAGGAGCCCCGTCCGCTGAAGAAGGAGGTATCGGCCGAGGAGGCAAAGGCTAACCTCGAGAATGCCAAAGCCAACATCGGTCGATTCTGCAAGTTCATCTGCACGAAGACCAAGGAGCAGACCGACGGCATCATCATCGGAGTTCGTCTCGACCCCCGCAACAACTTCATCCAGTACCGCATCAAGACCAACGACGGTCACGTCTGGGGCAAGGGCATCGACTCGAAGGATCTGGAACTCGGCGACATGGCTCCGGTTCCCGAGGAGATCGAGAAGCCGAAGCGCGGCCGGAAGAAGGCTGACAAAGCCGCTCCCAAAGCAGCTCCCGAAGCAGCTCCCGAAGCAGAACAGAACGAGCCGGAGAACGCACCGGCTGAGGAGTAGGTAAGAACTCCTCGCCAAGTGGAGCCGTCACTCCACTTGGCACCCCGGAGTGGAATAGGAGGTTTCGAGTCCCTCCCCGGGGTCTAACCTATATACTAAAAATCATGAGTAACATACTTAAACACGCTGACCAAATCATCAATGAGCGGTCGGAGGAGAAGGAGAGACAATACGGACCGTTCATGGAATGCAACCAGAAGGCCGCAGAGATCGCTTCGGTCATTACCGGTAAACCTCTGACCGCTATTGATGTGTCTTGGGTCCAAGTGGCAGTGAAAATGGCACGTGAATCCAATGCGCACAAGGAGGACAACCTCCTTGACATGGTAGCCACAATCGGGGCCATCAACAACGAACTCGAGGACCCCAAGCCGTTAAAAGCTCCGGGGGTAGTACCTACGTACTTCTCAACCATTTCGGAGGCTGTAGACTTCATCCGGATCAGTCCCATCGAGGTGCACGAGATCAAACATGTTCTCACCGAAGAGGGACGCCGAATAGCCGTATACTACTCCCACAAAAACGATCCGGAACAGTACAATCCATTCTCAAACATCAAGCCATGAACACACAAGACTTTAAGCCATTCATTAAGAGCTGGAAGGAGATTTATGCCCTCCAGGGGGAGCTCCAGCTCATGTACAGACCATATTTCAAGGAACGCATCGCGAACTTTGACATCAACACTTTGGAGGATCAGGAGCTTTTCAAAAAACTCTGTTGGCAGATTGTCGAGGAGCTCACCGAAGCGATGGAGGCCAAGGACAAAAACGAGGAGGATCACGTGCTGGAGGAGCTGATTGATGCCTTCAATTTCATGCTCGAGCTTTACCAGCTGTACGGCATGGCCCCGGGCTTTGCTTGGGGTCACACATACGGGTTCCGGAAGGATATTGCCGACGAGAATTTTGAGGAGAACATCCTGGAGCTGATCAAGACCATAGGTTTGGCTGCCAACTGCCTCAAGAACCGGGAGTGGAGACAATCTCAGTACATGGTTGACTTGGTGGTCTTCGAGGAGAGACTTTGGAACATCTGGGCAATGTTCGCTATGCTCTTCGGGAGCATAGGTGTCACGGAAGACAAAGTCCGGGAGCTCTGGTCGTTGAAGTATCAAGTAAATCTGTTTCGCATTAAATCCAAATACTGACATGGGTAGAATATTCAAAGACTGTTTCGAAATGATCCGGGAGATGGACCGGGAGCTCAAGGTTTCCGGCATCACGGTCCCGGTCAACCATTACCAAAACCAAGAACTCAGCGGGGACGACCGGCTCACCAAGGAACTCATCGGGGTGAGCTTCGTCATCTCAAAGCCGTATCTCGGCAAACGCGAGATGCTCGATTTCATGTTCAAAGACGAAGCCGAGCTCATTGAGAAGTATTGCCGAGCAGAGCTCTCCGATCGGCTTGACCGGAACGGAGTCAACCCGGGTAAGAGCTGGGAAATCCGCCGGGACTTGTGGCAGAAGCTGGTGAGCAAGACTCGGCAGGAGGGTCGCTTCGACTACACCTATTCGGAGCGTCTGCACATTTTCCACAAGGGACCCGAAATTCACCAGTTGGAGAATGTCATCATGACTCTCCGGGACGACCCGCACTCAAGACGAGCAATGGTCATGATCTTCGAGCCGGAGGACACTCGGGGAACAGCCGGGGCTCTGACCCGAGTACCTTGCTCCATCAGCTACCAATTCCTCATCCGGAACAACCGGCTCCATGTGATATACTACATCCGGAGCAATGACTTCTTCAAGCACTTCGCAATTGACATCTGGTTGACGGAGGCTATGATGGACTACGTGTTCAACATCCTCGCAGCTACCTATCCGACTCTCAAGAAGGGATCTTTGCATTACTTCGCTGGATCCCTCCATGCATACAACGAAGATCTTTCTAAATGGGTAATCTACTAAGCTATGACTATCGACGAAGCAAGAGCTAAAGCTCATCAGCAATATGACGATTGCATGTTCTGTCCGGGATGTTCGAAGCTCCTGACTGGGCTCCACATGGGGAGCCAATGCTACATCAACTGGATAGAACGAAAAGCACAACAGATTCTCAAAAACTCGAAGAAAGATGAGCGCAGAAATTAAAGTGCTGATTGGGCTATCCCTGGTCTCATTGGCTGGAGCAGCTGTATTCTACATTACATTTCTGATCGCAGTTGATGAAGTCAGAAAGGACATAAAGAGGAAAAGACATGGCAGGAGGAAGTGAGGAGCCCATCATCATTGGGCTGGCAATAGCAGTAGTAATCGGGATAGGAATCGTCTGTCTCATGGACGCTCTCAAAAACAAACTCAAGTGATATGTGTGGGATAAGTATATCAAGAAGGATCAACACCGTCTACGAGATACAGCATCGGGGAACTGAAACGGTTCAGATTACTCAAGGAGGATGGTTTCTCGGTCATGTCCGTTTGCCCATTCAGACTGAGCCAGGTGATGATCTGGCTCAGCCCATAGAACTGGCTGGAGACAATGGATGGCTCCTTTATGTGGGGGAGATCTACAATTACTCCCGCAGGTATGACAGCGACGTCGAGTATCTCCGGGATTTATTTGGGTCCCAGATACCCGGGATCAACTGTCTGGAGGACATTATCCATGAAGCCAATCATTGGGATGGTATGTGGGCAATATGCTGGTACCGTAGAGGTCAGATAATTGCCTTCACGGATCCACTCGGCAAGAAACAGCTCTACTACAACCAATTCGGGGAGATCTGTTCGGAGATAACCCCATTGGTGTCGAACCTCAAAGACTTCGACCGATACTACCAGTCGGAAGTGTTCAAATGGGGTTACAACTGGGATGACCGGACTCCATGGAACACCGTTAAGCGCATCATGCCGAACACGGTTTACTCCTTCGACAGCATGTCTCCGAAGCCCATGATCATACGCAACAATTACTACAGATGGGGGATCGGGGAACGAAGCCACCTGAGAAGAGCAGAATTGGTTGAAGTCCTCCGGGGCTTGGTGGAAAGATCTGTAAAACGCCGGGCAATGTATTCCAAAATCCCCGTCGGGGCTTTGGTTTCAGGAGGACTGGATTCGTCCATAATTGCCTCTATTCTTCATCGAATGGGTCTGGGGGTTAATCTCTATATGGTGGAGAATAATGAATCAAAATTTGGCATGCTATTGTCCGAATTTTTAGGGGTTTCTATCACCTCTCTTGGCCCCATCCCCGATGATGATTGTCTGGAGAGGTGTCTCCGCTATAACGAGACTCCCATCGACTTGGGCTCCATGATCCCCCAGTTCCGACTCATGGAGAAGGTCAAGGAGAAGGTCATTCTGACCGGGGATGGAGCTGATGAACTCTTCGGGGGCTATCGCCGAGTTGATGACTACGACTCCCAGCTCTCAGACGTGTTCCAGGAGCTTCCGTTCTACCATATGCCTCGTCTTGACCGGGCTTCTATGAGGAGCACAGTCGAACTCCGGTCACCATTCCTGAGCCACGAGATCGTCAAGTTCGCTCTCAACTTACCCCGGGAGGACAGAACTCACAAGCGCATTCTCAAAGATGCCTTTAGTGACGTCTTGCCGAAGGAGATCATTGATCGGCCCAAAGAACCTCTCAAGTGCCAAAGCATCCGGCAGGACCCGATGACGTACCGCAAGAAGTGTCACGAAATATTCTACAACTTATGGCAATAGCTATCGGATATTATCGGGTATGGTTTAAAGGAGATGACTCCAACACGGAGGCTCAGTGGTTCAAAATGACGCTCCGTAATGGATCAATTAGACCTTCCATACGTTCCATAAATCGGGAAGAGGCTTTGTGGTGGATCAAGTCCCGAAACATGAAGGACGTTACCCCCGGCAATCCTGCGGGCAAGATATTCGAATCGGAGGGCCAACCATTCAGGAAGGCATTCCAGGAGTTGCCTCTCCATACACGCTACAATTTTATAGAAGGAGTATCTCTCTCATCAGGTACAACACATCGAGCTCGGCTCGAAAAATACTTTAAAAAATGAAAATCGTAAAAGTAAGAAACGTCAAGACCCCGACCCGAGGAACGAGTCTGTCCGCCGGGTTGGACTTCTACATCCCGGAAGACTTCGAAGCCAAACAGATCTGGCCGGGCGAAAGCATCAACATCCCATCCGGGATAAAAGCTCGAATACCCCGGGGGTGTGCTCTCATCATGTTCAACAAGAGTGGCATTGCCGCCAGGTATCAGCTCCAGGTTGGAGCTTGCGTGGTCGACGAAGACTATCAAGGAGAGATCCATCTGCACGTCATGAACGCCGGCAAGGAGCCAGTCATACTCAAGCCGGGCATGAAGCTGGTCCAAGGTTTGGTGATGCCCATCGTTTATGTTGGGGTGGAAGTTCTCGAGTCGGAAGCCGAGCTTTTCCCGCAATCGACTGAAAGAGGAGTGGGGGGCTTCGGGTCCACGGGGGAATAGGACCCCCGGCCCCAAAAGTTGGTGAAACCATTGTTTCATTGTTTATTGGCAAAAATCTCGACAGCCCCTCCCCTAAAATCCGGGGGACCCCTATTGTTTATTGTTTATCATTCCGGTGGAAAGAATCCCAAATCATTGATAATCAATCACTTAAATTAAAACAGCAGTAAACAATGAGAAACAATAATAAACAATCATTGTTTCTCGATAATCGATTGAATATCAGTGAATTAGGCCCTTGTAAACAATGTAAACAATAATATAGGAGGAAAACCTGAATAAGGAATATGAGGAAAATTATGACCAATTTAGGAAATGAAAAATCACAAAATAGAGTGCACAGAAACATTGTTTACATTGTTTCTCGGGAGGAGAATTGGGGACCTAATCAATTGAATATCAATCACTTAGGTGAGAAACAATAAGGATTTTTATTGTTTACTGCTGGTCAAATCTTGTTTATTATGAAAAAAACTGAGAACTTGGGGTTACCCCCAACTGGGAAACTTGGAGTGTTCCGGCGATGGCTGGGAATCTACTCAAAAGAGGAGCGGGAGGTCCTGGACTACGCCCGCAAATTGAAAAAGACCACCATGCAAATAGCACGGGGTCAGCTGTCCCTGCTATCCCGTCCGGAATGGATGCGGTACGAGGATTGGGTTGAGGTTCGCAAACTACAAAACAAACTGGAAAGGAGGCGTAGAAAATGATTGCAATTTACCTGTTGGCCATCATCGGTCTGTTCGGTGTTATTGGGGGGATTCGCCAGTGGTGGATCAGTCCCAAACGGAAGTTGAGCCGATCCATCAAGCAGATGGAGAGAGCTGAGAGACGGATTCAAAAGTTCAAAAAGAAGTCGTAGGTGCCAAATTGGGCCAGTAGAATTGGTGCCAAATTGGTCCAGTAGAATTGGTGCCAAATTGGTCCAGTAGAATTGGTGCCAAATTGGCCTTCTCTCGACCCACAAATACTGGACAGCACTCGCGCATACGAAAATAAAAATTTTTAAGAATGAAAGCAAAGCACTTTAAGCAGCTCGGGAAGAACTGGGCTCTGTACTCGGAGGTCAATACCAAGTACTGTAATTGGACCCCGTCCATCGCCACGGTCCACGAAGGCATGATTTGGCCGAACGGTATTTCGGTCAAGTTCCTGTGGTTCGGCGTGACCCTCATTCGCGTAAGCGAATAAATTAAAGATCCCCGGGGCCAAACACTCCGGGGATTGTTGTGCAGAAATAAATTTTTAATTTGTATAAGGTTTGATTATATTTGAGGCATGGCACGAAGTACATATAAAATGAGTCCGCTCGCCTATATGGAGGAGGGACAGAAAAGGCGAGACGCCGGAGAATTTGTAAAGCCCACCGATGCGGAGGAGCTTTACTTTGCATTCATCGAGTATTGCAAATTCATGCAGGATAACTATTTCTCCCAGTCTCACAAGAATAAGAATGGCGAAGACTGCAGCGTCTACATCTCCCGCCCGATGACCATCGAATCATTTAGGCTGTTCGCTGGACTCAATCCTGTTGAGTACGGGGAACTCACGGGAGACCCGGTAGCAGCTGCAATTGGGGGCACCATCGAGGACGCCATCAATTCTCAGCAGATTGAGGGAGCACTGGTTGGCAAGTACGCTGCCAGCCTCATCCAGGTACTTCAAGGACGCAAGACCAATGTCAATGTTACGGGAGGCATCACTCTCGAGCAGATAACAGGAATGGAGGTAAAATAAAATGGGACGCCGGCTTCAATTTGACACCAAAGGCAACGAGAAGCAGAAGGAAGTGGCTCGGTTATGGCTTGATGACTCAGTCACTGACATTCTGTATGCTGGCACGAAAGGTGCTGGCAAATCGTACCTCGGGTGTTCCTTGATAGCCGGCGATGCCCTCACCTATCCGGAGACACTTTATTTTATTGCGCGTAAGACGGCCGCTGACTTAGTCCGGTACACTATCCCGTCTCTCTACGAGGTATTCGCCCACTGGGGTATCACGGAGAACTACTACCATTTCAATGGACAATATAACTTCTTCGAGTTGTACAACAAAAGCCGCATCTACCTGATCGATGCCAAGTATAACCCCAGTGACCCCATGTACGAGAGGTTTGGCTCCATGCAGATGACTCGGGGATGGATCGAAGAAGGCGGAGAGTTTATTCGCGAGGCGAAGACCAACCTCCAGGCTTCCATCGGTCGATGGAAGAATGACGTCTACAAGCTGGCTCCCAAACTCCTCATCACCTGCAACCCGTCCAACAATTTCCTGTACATCGACTATTACAAGCCGTGGAAGGAGAACAAGCTGCCTCCTTGGCGTCGATTCGTCAAAGCTCTGCCCCAGGACAACAAGACTCTCCCGGACAGATACATCGAAGGACTTCTCCAGAACCTGACCCAATCGCAGATCGAGCGATTGGTCTTTGGCAACTGGGAGTATGACGATGATCCGAATTGGCTGGTCGACTATGACGCAGTGTGCGACATGTTCTGCAATGAGTTCGTACTCCCGTCGGGCAACAGGTTCATCAGCACTGACCTTGCTGGGAAAGGACGAGACAATTGGGTAGTTGGAACTTGGGATGGCATGGTCTGCCGGATCCCCATCGCAAAAGGATTCTCGGAAGGCAAGGAGATGGAGGAGAAGATCGCCAAATTGGCTACCGGTCTAAAAGTCCCCCGGTCCAGCATCGTCTCCGACGCTGACGGACTTGGGTTCTACTTGGAGAGCTACTTGAAAGGCATTCGCGAGTTCCACGGGGGACAATCAGCCATTGACTCCAAGACGTACAACAACATCAAGTCGGAGTGCGCATTCAAGCTGGCGGAGCTCATCAACAAGCGCCAGATCCACATCATCTGCTCTCCAGAAGTTCAGGAGAAGATCAAGCAGGAGATGACGGTTCTCAAGTCCAAGAACACGAACTCCGCTGAGCAGAAGCGAGAGCTCATCTCCAAGGACACCATGAAGCAGCTCCTCGGCAGGTCACCGGACTTCCTGGACATGCTCATCATGCGAATGATATTTGAGATCAAGCCGAAGGCGACTGGCATGAAGTCCGCCAAAATCATAATCCCAGCAAAACGATGATACTGGACATCATAACTATTATCCGCAACATGGTCAAGATGGTCAACCCCCTGGCCGTCTTTGAGTGTGACCAGGCTCGGATGCTGAACGTCAAAGTGGACACGATGGAGAGGTTCGTGATAGACTCGGATGGCAATCGGACCTCGTCCGACTTCGTCTATGTTGAGGAGCCCACCACTGGCTACTACGATACGCCGTATCGGGGCTACCCCACTCAACGTACCATCATGCAAGTCTACTTCTGCAAGTTCGAGCCGATGGCCAATGATGCCTACAAAGGCGATACGAAGTTCAGCAAGAATTCTCCCACCATCGGCCGTCTGGAGTTGAAAAACCAAATCGAGGAGCAGATGGTCCGGCCTTTCCTCTACTTGCTCAAGAACTCACAACTGGTCAAGCAATATCCCGACATCATGAACACCGTTCGGGTGTTGTATCCGTCTGCCAGGTTCGACGCCAACGAAGTAAGTGTCGGACTGGAGTTCACTTTCAAACAGGACTGGTGCTTGGATGCCTACAAGGACAAAATCTGGCGTCCCCTCCTTGAAGTGGTAAAGCCCGGGTTTGACTTATCGGGGCACACTATATTCTTCGACCGACAGGACTTGCCCGTGCCGGTCTATCCCCCGGCATGGAACCAATCCCTGTTTCATGAGACGGGTCTCCCGCTACTGGCATTCTCCATCTCGCAAACAGACAATTTTGTTGCCCAGATCAGTTTGGATGAAACCGGGGACGTTGTTGTAGACTACGCATGGACCAAAGAGGATGGATGGAAGAAGTCGAGTGTGACATATCCTGACATGGGTCCGGATTTTAGGTTCATCGTTAGCAAAGTAGATGTCGAGGACATTCCTGAGCCCTACTGGAGTCTCAAACACTGCTACATAAAATGATACAGCGAATCGACATACAAGGCGGTCAGATGACGTTCGGTCAACGCATAGAGCTTGGTCGAATCATCACTGACAAGGAGATGACCGACATCGACAAGATGAAGGAAGGTATGCAATGTCTTGGGGTCAAATGGAGTCTGAGGAACACTTCGGAAATTGTCGAGTACTGGTACGAGGTTCTCATGGGCATCAAATACTGGATCGAACGAGAACAGGCTGAGCTAAAGTACGAGCCCAGTGCCGAGGAGAAGGCAGCCGGCATCGCCCAATTCTCCATGGTGGTTGGCGAGATGGCCACCATCACTGCACTGGCCAAAGACTACTCGAAGGACCCGGACGAGATACTGGAATGGAAATACGGAAAGGTGTACAACCTCCTTTTCACCAACTTGCAGAGTCACCTCTTCCGGGAGCGACTGAACAAGGAACTGGAGCGTAAGGCTCAACAGAAAGCTAATGCTCGCAAACCCAGAAACAAATGGCGGTAGAGCTGGAACAGATATTGGCTGAGGGACTCACTCAGATGCGGGACGAGATCATCCGGGCATCACAGGACGCCGGGCAGGAAGCTTCTGGCAGAACCTATGCTCGGATAACAGTTCAGACGGGTCGAGAAGGTGAAACAGTTTGGGGGACGATAGAAGCCCCGAACTACTTCTACACTCTCATCCGGGGACGAGGTCCTGGCAAGATCCCCGCCAATTTGGGACAGATCATCATGGAGTGGGCAAAGCTCAAAGGCATCACCTTCTCGGACCCAAAGGATCTGGTCCGATTCGGAAATGCTACTGCATGGAAGATCAAGCGAGAAGGCTCGGAGCTTTACCGTAATCACATTTACGTTGATTTGGTCGACACTCCAGCTGACAACTTCGAGGAGTACCTGGCTCAGCATCTGGACAAGACAATGGAGGTCCTCATTGAAGAGGCATTCATTCCCAACAACAATATGGACCACGGATATATAATATAACGCGATATGGCAATTACCAAACAACCGGCTGAAGACTCTCTATACTCAGCATATTCGCAAATACCAGTTGAGACTGACGACTCCACACTTGGACTCGAGGTCGAGACCCAAAACTTCGACGAGGACAACATGATCTCGCTGAATATCCTTGATAACGAACAGTCAGAAGTGTTCGACAACTCTGGCGGCACGAGTCAAAACTGGTTCAGAGAGTTCGTAATACCCCGAAGAATGGCAGCCGGGGAATGGTATGCTTTTCGTGTTGGTTTTGGCACAGTGAACAAAGCAACTTCATTGACGGTCGCACTATATCAAGGAAATGCAGAAGGACACGGGGTAGTTAAAGTTGCTACGACCGATCTCGGGATTGGCTCTTCTATGACATGGCTTGCCCAAATTCCTACTACTGAAAATGTGATACACCCCAACACGGTATTAGTCGTATATGCTGGGAAGGAAGGAGCAACAGCTGGGGTGAAGGTAACACTGAACAACATGTCTTTGACCTACGGGAAGAACTATATCGGCTATAGTCCCAGTTCAGTGAAAGCAGCAAACTCACTAACTGAAAGCATCGACATCCACAGAGACTCGGGATTCGGGCCGAAGAAGAAATACGATCTCAGCTTTTTAGCTAAAGCCGGATTCCGGGACGACAGACTCAGAACATTCCCGTACATAAACTCACGCATCGGCTTTGCCATTGACTACAGTCTCATATCGGCATATGCTTACAGGGGAATCGGCGAACAAAACTTCAATGTACGATATGCCTCCCGGGGAGTTAGACCCCGGGGTCACAACGTCAACTTCTCCATGTCTAACATAGGACTGGCATTGACTGACCGGACTCCCGATAGCGACAGGAACCTGTACGTCAAGAAATATTACGGGTACCCGTACTTTGTTACTCTGTTTCCGAAAGGATTCCAATCACTTTCCCCCAGTACCCAAGTAGACGTCCGGGTTAAGTTGACAGGAGCTCAGAACGAAAATCAATTTGACATTTCCACACGGGTCAACATCCCGCTTGTGTATGAATTTGATGACGAAAACACTGACGGAGCTGACTACGTAAAACTCAGACCTTCCGGGGGAGTATATCCTAATCAAGCATGGAATATCATATTTAACGACACGGATGTACCTTGCAACCCATTCTACATTCGCTGGATAAACCAGAAAGGCGGATGGGACACTTACATGTTTGAGCAACACAAGAAGTATACGCAGGAGGTTGACCGGGGAGACCAATACGTATTAGCGAATTCACGAGACCCATATGCCGCACAGACGAGAGGCGAGTTAGCTCCGGAGTTTAAGAATATGGTCCAAGCCGGAGCAGAACAGCTTGATGAGAATGACTTTAATCTGCTCAAAGGAATTGCTCTCTCGCCTTTGGTTCAAGTTTACAACTATCAACTTTCGGTATGGCAACGGGTTCTCGTAAATGACACGGACCTAACCTGGGACACAAAAGCCCCGCGGAACACTGTTAGCTACGAGTTCCAGCTTATTGACGAACAAACTCAGTGGTAATATGAACTACGAACTACTCATGAAAGGCATTGACGGCGAGGTCTGGTCACTGGACCTCCCGCTGGATGCTCCTGCGATGAATTACCAGATCAACAATCTGGCGGAGCTGAAAGACCGTAGTGCCTCATACTCCCAGCGGATCAGTTTGCCCAGGACGACCCATAACGAGCAAGCATTTCAATTCAGTTTCGTAATTGGCTCGAGTTCTTATGTGCCATACATGAAATTTCCTTGCCAACTATTCTATGAAGGAGCACTCATATCCCCAGTGGGAGCAGTGTTGAATATCGTAGACGTATCAGATACAGCGATCGGGGTCCAGATCCTCGGGGCAACCGCTGACTTGTTTGACACCCTCAACAGACTAAACACTGATTCCTACAACAGTAGTATGTTCTTGCTCGAGTGGTATTACGAATCAATGGGGACTTCGAAAAGATCATTCCAGGACACTACTGGGGGAGGGAATCCAGTATCATATTTATGGCTGTTCTCAACTATCCAGAAGAACCCGAATAATCCCCCCATTTCCATGGAATCTTTGCGGTTTGTTGATTCTATGGAAAAATATTATCCGCACATTAATTGGTTTGACTTGGTAAGATGGATATTCGGGTCTCAAGGATATACGTTTGAATCTGACGTGGCCTCCGAAGATGCCAATCAAATGTATCTTCCGTGTATCTATCCTACATTATACAGTGGGGGAGAAACCCCAACATATCCCCCGAGACTGGATGGAGTAGGTTGGATCCAGAAACCCCCAGCTGGAACGATAGTTGGAATTAACTGGAAGGGATATCCCGGGAGAACAATAGCTGACCCCATTGACGGACGATTGTTAATGGGCACAGTGTCGGGTCAGTTTTTCTGGAAAACTCTGTTTGACGCCAAAGTGAGATTCGCATTTTCTTGGACCAATCCTTTTTCAATTTATTCGGGGACAATAGCCATGAAAGTAACCCACTACAAGAAGGACGGCACAACAGAGGTTCCAGTAGAAAGGACATGGTCTTCGGGGACGACTGGATCCGTCATTCAAGATTTTAACATGGAAGCTGGTGAGCATTTAGTTATTTCAGGTTCCTTGACTACGGGATCAGTATCTGGCAATCAGTGGGACCTCCGTACTCCTATTACTATAATTGCCTACCCGCCTGATGGAGTATCTCCCGGGGATAAACCAATGCCGGGCTTAACATATAACTGTCTCGCCTCGACTGGATTCAAAACGCTGGGGGATATTGTTAAGGCTTTCATTCAGTTGTTCGGTTTGACTTTAGACGTAGACAGTGGCCGGAAAGTAGTGCGGGCATACTCAATGAACGAGGTTTACGCCCGGAGGAACAATGTTAAAGGTAAAGACTGGTCAAACAAATCAATCGTAAGCAAAGACACTAAACTTACATTCCAGCTGTCCAACTATGCTCAATCTAACGAGATTAAACTTGAGGACAATAAGGATAACAATGTTACGGACTCCTATAAATTCGATATTGTTGACGTAAATATACAGCCAAGTAAAACTCTCTTTACAGTAGGATTTTTAGCTGGACTCAACCAGACACTATATGATGAGGGACCCGGTAGATCCCTTACACTTGCTAACTATCCCATTTGGAAAGTAGTAAGAGGTACAATGCAAGATGACGGAACAATGTCCGAAACTACTTGGGAGTATAACGCATTAAGCAAGCCAATGGTTGTGCATACTGATATGACAAGCCCCCGGCTTTGCCAAGTAGATGTGGGGTACAGTATAAAAGCTATACAGCTCTACACGGCATACTTCAAAAATTTGAAATACTACGTGCCGAAGTACTACGACAAACTCATCAACAACATGCTCAAAAGACCGAAAATTCTACAGACCCAGATTCTTTTGGACTCGCTTGACATCCAAAGTCTGGACCTATTCAATCCGGTATGGCTGGGAGAGCATGGGGTCTGGTTCTACGTTTCTAAGATCAACAACTTCCAAGCTGGCAAGATAACAAAAGTAGACTTAATACGCATGTAATATGGCCGAAGAACAGAAAAGTACAATTTACAATGTCCGGGTAACAGCTGAGGATGCTCTCAAGACGTTAGCCGAATTGAAACTCCGGTCCCAGGAGCTGAGGGACCAGCAGAAGGCTCTCGGCAAAGTAACCGAGGAGAATGCTCAAGAATACTATGCGCTTGACAACCAGATTAAGGCAATCAACAGTGAGGCGAACAAGTACCAGAAGCAAATCCAGAACAACATTAAGCTCCAGAACCAACAGGAGGCAAGTTTAGCAAAACTTAGAACCCAGTTGGCTTTGGACAATGCCGAGTTTGCAGAATTAGGCAGCTCAATGCAGGACGCGGCTCGTAAAGCCGAACTCGGCAAGCGTATTGCAGAGACCACTGAGGAGCTCAAAGCTCAGGAGGAGGCACTGGGAGATTACCGCCGGTCAGTTGGTAACTACGAGAAGGCAACGGAGAACCTCAAGCAGGAGCTAAACGACTTGACAGACACACTCATCCGAATGGCTCAAGCCGGGGACACGAGTTCAGCATCCTTCAAGGAGATGGTCAAACGAGCTGGTGAACTCAAAGCAGCAGAGGACACAGTCAACACGGCTATCGACCAGACTGGACGGGGAATCAACACACTGGTCGCTGTCACGGATGCAACTTCGGCAATCACTTCCGTCTACGGTTTATGGACCACAGCCACTCAAGTATTGGGGAGCGAAAACGAGGAGCTCAATGCTACCATGACGAAGATGATAACCATCATCACAGCTCTCTCCTCCTTGTCAGCTTTGCAGGCTGCTCTCTCCAAGACAGAAGCCACGTATCGCGCTGCATCCAACTTGGTTCAGCTGGTTGGTATCAACCAGACTCTCGCCGAGACAAAAGCTATAGCTGCTAAGAATGCCGTTCAGGGAGCTGGCAACATCCTCACCAAAGCAGCAGCAGCTGCCACATGGCTTTGGAACGCGGCTTTGGCTGCCAATCCTGTTGTGTTGGTGGCAGCGGCAGTGGGCGGATTGGTGGCTGGAGTAGTTGCTTTGACGAATGCTCTAAATAGCAATGCGGAAGCTCAGGAGAGAGCAACTCGGGCAAGGGAGGCATACAATCGGGCTGCTGAAGCCTCCACATACGTACTGGACCAGATCGAGACCAAGCGGAACAGTCTGTCCAAAGCCGAGGAGATCCGGGGCAAGCGGGAAATAGAGAACCTCATAGCCAACCATGCCACTTCGGAGCAGATTGCCGAAGCTCAACTCAAAACAGCTAACAAGCTCCGTGAGATTGAGGCGAGCGCAGCTCGTCAAAGACAGATGGCTGCAATGGATGAGTTCGACTCCTTGAAGAAGGTGATTGCAGCCAAGGAGGAGGAGCTCAACACGTGGTCAGGAAGCTTGGACGAATACAAGGAGGCCAAAAAGGAACTGGACGACTTGAAAGGTCGATACCAAGAACTGTTCCGGACCATCGAGAATGAAGGAGCCGCAGTTGCTAACCTTGCGCTTGAGACTGCAATAGCCAATCGGAAGGCTCAGCAGTCCATTGCCGATAAGGCTCTGGAGGTTGCTTTGAAGAACTCGGAAGCCATGCAGAAGATCCGGGAAGACAACATCAGATTCCAAACCACATTCCAGTCTACGAGCATCGCCATCCGGATGGAGTATGAAAGGAAACTCTACAAGGCAGCTCAGGATGGAGCCCGGGAACGTCTCGCTCTCCAGAAAGCTCACGGCAAAATCACTAACAAGGAGTATCAGACGGCTCTGAATGCCATGGCTCGGTCCGATAAGCAGTTCTACGAGAATCAAGCCAAACAGCTTAATGACTACCTTGCCGGAGTGAGATCCAACATTCTGGCTGTAGCTTCCGGGGGCACAGTCGACATGCAGATTGCCCAGGTTACTCGGAAGTACCAGGATGCCATGAAGGAGCTGGCCAATATTCAACCTCCCCAGTTCATAAGAGGTATGAGCGAGGAGGAATACCAGAAGGAGTATGCAGCTTATGAGCAGTTCTTGGTCAACCGAGCCGAGCTCGAGAAACAGATTCAGCAAAACCTCCAGGATGAAATTAAAAAGATCCGGGAGGACGCTACCAAACAGCAACTCGACAGATTCAACCAGGTTCTCAGTGAACAGTATGCCGAGGACCTCTCCAAAGCAGCTGACAATGAAAGGAAGAAACTGGAACTGGAGAATGAGATGCTCCAGAAGCAAATCGAAGCCAGGAAAGCTGCCGGGGAGAAAACCTATGAGCAGGAGGCCCAGCTCCGAGCCAACAATCTTCGGCTCCAGCAAATGGATCTCGACAAGGAACTCGCTCAAGCCGAGTTGAATCACAAGTCCAAGTATGAGATCCGGAAGAGGTATCTGGAGGCTGAATTGGCAGCAGCTCAAGGAAACGAGGACGCCATTGCTCAGATCCAGCTCGAGATGGCTGAGAATGAGGAGTCTCTGTGGGAGGAACGGATCGAGAAGCTCCAGGAGTATGCCGAAACAGCATCCGGCTTCGCCACTGCTTTCAACGACTTGGCCAATGCTTTAGGAGAGCGACGAGTTCAGGAGGTAGAAGAACAATACAGTCGGGAGGAACAGGCTTTGGCAAACATGTACGCTAATGGTCAAATCACAGAGGCCCAGTACAACGAGAAGAAAATCAAGATGGAGAAACAGAAGGAGAAGGAACTGGCCAAAATCGAACGGGAGCAAGCTATCCGGGAGAGGGCAATGGGATCCTTCGAGATCGGTATCAATACTGCCATCTCCATCATGGCATCGGCTAAAATGGGATTTCCTTTAGCTATACCGTTCATTGCAGCAGCTGCAGCTTTGGGGGCAATTCAAATGGCAGCTCTTTGGGCAGCTCCTCTGCCGAAAGCCGCAAGAGGTAAATACATTGAGGGACCCAGTCATGCCGCTGGGGGAGTGCACATTGAGGCCGAAGGAGGCGAGACCATCATCAACAAGAAGTCGAGCCGCATGTTCCTGCCTCTCCTGTCAGCCATAAATGAACTTGGTGGCGGAGTACCATTCACTAAAGTTGGGTCGGACGGAGGATATGCTCTCAGGTCATTTGCTGAGACGCCGGAACCCATGAATCGGCTTGACATGGAGAGGGCAATTCAGAAAGCATTTGGACAGGTGAGAGTGATTGCTACAATCGAAGACATCCGGAGAGAAGACGCTAACTACGTGCAGATTCAGGACCGGGCTAATTTTTAATTAATCCAGCACAAATAGTATTTCAATATCTATCAGGAATAATTATATTTGTATCGAAATAATTTGGCACATGATATTCATCAACTTAAAAGGCGCAATTGATTCCGAGGAGAACCGGGTCATGATGGAACTTTGGGGTGGCACCTCAGAGATCTGTTCCGTGGAGACCTTTCGCCGGGTACTTGATGAACACCCCGATGAACAGGAGGTGTGCATCAACATTGACTGTGACGGGGGCTCCGTTGAGGAGGGCTTCAAGATTTACGACCTCCTTCGCATGAGCGGTAAGAATATATATACCAACATTGTCGGCGGGGGGGCCTC